CAAGTCCGACATTGCCAACATGCGCCGCTATGGCCTCGACCCCACCAACAAGGAGCACCTCCGTGAATACGCACGATCAAAACGCGCAGCTTGAGTCAAACATCCCCGTACCCCCCAAGAAAGGACCGAAAATGGACCGCACCCTGCAACAAGAACGCGCCTCTCCGCAGGTGCACGAGTCTCGTTCGTACGAAACATGGGACGATGTGGACATCCACTCCGAAGAAGACAAGCCTTGGGTTCGTCCGTCCAGTCTGGACGCTCCTCCCGCGCGCCCGGGCTTCGTGCAACGCTGGATTCGTGTCGGCTCGATGGGGCAGGATGATCCGACCAACACCGCTCGCAAATTCCGCGAAGGATGGAAACCGCGTCCGACCAACTCGATCCCGCCCAGCTACCACGCACCGACCATGCAGCACGGCAAGTGGGCAGGGTGTATCGGCGTCGAAGGCATGCTGCTGTGCGAGATGCCCGAGAAGATGGCGAACAAGCGCAACGCCCACTATCGCGCCAAGACGGATACCACGACCAACGCGATTCAGGCCGAACTGCAGAAGCACTCGCGTCCCGGTATGCCCATCACGCAGGAACGTAGCAGCCAGTCCCGGCTGGTGAAACTGCAAGACGACTAGGTTGCTTTCCGCTCGCAGACCGGGTATAGTCTGCGTACTCCCTTGGCCGGGACTAACAAGTAAGGCTTCACATGCACCGTGGTGGGTACTTGCCCATTCGGCCAGCTTCTCTTCGGAGATGACGGTGCAGGTGAAGCCTTCTTCTTTTTGGAGTTTCAAATGAACGAAGTAGCGACAGTCAACTCAAGCGGCACCAACAACATGACCTCTGTGGAAATCGCGGAACTGACGGGGAAGCAGCATAAGCACGTCATGGCAGACATTGTAAAAATGCTGGAACAGCTTCAGATTCAGCCAGCCGAGTTTTCGGCTGGCTATACAGATCAACAAGGTAAGCCTCGCCCGTGTTTCTCCCTGCCCCCGCGCGAGGTGAAAATCCTCATTACCGGCTACGATGTGGTTCGTCGCGCCAAGGTGATAGACAGGCTGGAGCAGCTTGAAACGGGAGTCAGACCCAAGAATTTCGTGCAGGCACTCCGCGCCTACGCCGACGAGGTGGAACAGAAGGAGCGGCTGCAGTTGCAGCTTCAAGCTACGGAAGTCAAAGTCGGCGCTCTTGAAGTGACGCTCGATATTGCGGAGCTACACGCTAGTGTGAAGAAGATGGAGGCACGGTATGGCCGCAGCTTCCCGTGGCACCCGCTGAAGGATTATTCTCTGGCGCGAGGCTACGCGATGCCGAAGGTGTTTGATCAAAACTATGAGCGCGGAGTCAACTCCTACCACGACGATGTGTGGAGAGCTGTCTACCAAGTAACCACCAGAGCGCAGCAAGTAATCGCTTGACAAGACCACAAACGTAGGGTAAGTTCTGCCCCACACAGACGCGGTGACCCCCGTTTCTGGCCGGACTCAGATGCTGATCATTCCTTCTGAGAGAATTGGATGGGTACAACTTTCAATTTTTTCTAGGAGTATGACAAATGGCAAACGTCGACCGTCCGAACGGCTTCGTACCCGTTGGACACAAAGGGGGCGGCACTATCCGCACCCAAGAGTTTCAAATTCTGGAGTCCTACGCTACCGCGATTTATTCCGGTGACAGCGTGGTTCTCGCTTCCGGCTACGTCAATATCGGCGCGCAAGACTCGGGTGCAGTTCTCGGCGTTTTCGCCGGCTGTCAGTACACCGACGACACTGGCGCTGTGATCTTCTCGCCGTACTGGCCGGGGGTTGACCTCGCTGGTTCGACCAAGGTCGTCAAGGCGTTCGTCTACGTTGATCCGGACATCATCTACGAAGTGCAGACCGATACTGGCACCACCAGTACGCAAGCCTCCGTGGGCGTTGCCTACGACATGGAAGCCGACCACGCTGGTTCCGCGACTACTGGCCGCTCTGGTCAAGAGATCGACATCAGCGACACGGGCACTGCTCAGTGGATGGTTATGGGCTTGGTGGATCGTCCCGACAACGCTTGGGGCATCAACGCCAAGGTTCTGGTGTTCAACAACGTGCCTTTGATGGCTTAAGCGAGGAGACTGATCATGGCTATCAATCGCGCAGCAATTAAGAAGCAGCTCCAAGAAGGTCTGGATGCTGTTTTTGGTCTTGAGTACAAGGCCCAACCCGAGCTGTGGAAGGAAATCTTCACCACGGCGAAAGAAGGCCGCAAGGCGTACATCGAGCAGGTTCTGATGTCGGGCCTCGGTGCCGCTCCGGTTAAGTCCGAAGGCGCTGGCGTTGCCTACGATGAGGCGTCTGAAGGCTGGGCTGCCCGTCTGGTGTTCGAGACTGTCGCTCTGGCCGTTGCGATCACTGAAGAAGCGATGGAAGATGACATCTACGCTGACCTCGGTTCGCAGATGGCGAAGGCTCTGGCTCGTTCGATGCAATACACCAAGAACGTCAAGGGGGCCAACATCCTGAACTACGCTTTCACTGCCGGCTATACCGGTGGCGACGGCAAGGTTCTGCTGGCTACCGACCACCCGCTCATGGGCGGCGGAACTCTGGCCAACACCCTCTCGACTCAGGCCGACCTGTCGGAGACCTCGCTCGAAGACATGCTGATCCTGATCGGTGATGCTGTCGATGACCGTGGCTTGCCGATCCACCTGATGGCGAAGAAGCTGGCTGTTCCTTCGGAACTGCAATTCACGGCGCAGCGCTTGCTGCGTACTGATGGCCGCGTCGGCACTGCTGACAACGACATCAACGCCCTGAAGAGCATGAACCTGATCAGCGGCGGCTTCTGCTCCAGCGTGTATCTGACCGACCCGGATGCTTGGTTCATCATCACCGATGCCCAGCAAGGCCTGCAGTACGTCGAGCGCAAGGGTCTGTCGAAGGGACTTGAGGGCGATTTCGAATCGGGCAACATGAGATATAAAGTCCGAGAGCGGTACGGTTACTTCTGGGGCGACCCCCGGGGCGCGTACGGTTCGAGCGGCGCTTGACAGTCTAACCAAGAAAAAACGGGCTTCGGTCCGTTTTTTCTTGACTCTTATCTTTCGCAGGAGTATAGTTGAACCCACACCGTACTTAGGAGCGAACGAAATGCCCAGAGTTTTTGTTTTGTCCCACCTGCTTGCCGAGCTGCCGGCGAGCCGCGTTGATGAGCTGGATTGGCCGACCACTGAACTGCAGGGCGGCAAGTTGCGCGTCCGCTGCAAGGAACACGCGGCTGAATACCTGATCTCCCCCGGAAACCTGCGCCGTGGGCAAAAAGGGTGTCCTGTGTGTGCAGCGGCGGGGCGCTCGGCGGGCACCGACAAGAAGAAGCACGAGGCGATGGCAAAAGCCTTGGCGGCAGCAACCGAGGCTCACGGGAGAAAGTATGACTATTCTGACTTGCAGACTGATTCGGTGACTCAGCTGGCTAGTATCTGCTGTCCGACGCATGGGGTGTTCCATCAGACGATGGTGAATCATTCTCGGGGGCATGGGTGTGATGCTTGTGCGCAAATCATACGAACCCAAAAACGCACGGGCGGTGACTGGGAGGAGCGGAGCGCTACGATTCGGGCCTTCTGTAGCAGCCGAGGGTATGAGGTTGTCGACGATCTGGGTACGCCCCGCGCGTGGCGCGCGCCGCTGACTGTCATGTGCAAGCACCACGGAGCATTCCAGAGCACGGTGGGCTCGCTGGCGCAAGGGAAGGGGTGCTGGAAATGCTTCACTGAGTTCCGGGCAGGAAAGCAGTCGAATGAGGACGGCGCGGCGACGTTTGTCACGAAAGCCAAGAAGGTGCATGGCGATGTCTACGACTACTCCAAGTTCGTGTACGTCGACTCCTACGTGAAGGGTGAGGTGTTCTGCCGCAAGCACAAGAAAGCGTTCATGGTGTCTCCGGGCAACCATGTGCAGGGGAAGGGGTGCCCATCCTGCGGAATTCAGAGTTCGCGGGGGGAAGACGAGATAGCAGACTTCCTAAAGTCCTACACAACCATGCGCCAGCGCGTTCGCGACGTGATCGCCCCGAAGGAGCTGGACATCTTTTTACCTGACCACAACTTGGCAATCGAGTACCACGGGCTGTACTGGCACACCGAGGACCGGGTGGGCACCGACCACTTTGACAAGTGGAAGTCTTGCTCCGATGCGGGGATCGAGCTGTGGCAAGTGTTCGAGGATGAGTGGGAGACCCGGCGCGATGTGATCCAACAACGCCTATTGGCGCGCATAGGACAAGCGGTAAAGATCGGGGCAAGGGCGTGTACCGTCGTGAATGTAGGGGCGGATGATGCGCGAGTGTTCTTCGACCGGACGCACTCTCAAGGAGGGCTCGGGTACTCCCCAATCAATCTCGGGTTGAAGCGTGGTGATGATCTGGTAGCGGTAGCCACGTTTGGGCGGCAGCGTAACGGTGCGATGGTTGCGGCGCAGGGATGGGAAGTACTGCGGTACGCAGCTGTGGGTACGGTTGTCGGAGGGTTCGGGAGGCTGTTCGCTGAGTTCCTGCGACGGCATGATCCTGAAGATATAGTGTCGTTTTGCGATTTGCGGTGGGGGAATGGGCGCATGTACCAAGCGGTCGGGTTCAGGCTGGAGCACATTACCCCTCCCGATTACTGGTGGCTCGCCTGCAGGTCGGGGAAGAAGCGGATTCCGCGATACCAGACGCAAAAGCACAAATTGAAAGCTCACCCGGTACTCGGGGCGTTTTATCGTGACGACCTGACGGAACGGCAGATTTGCGAGGCCGCTGGCTGGCGGCGTATCCTCGGCGTTGGGCAGCAGAGATGGGTATGGACAAGAACCCAAAACCCTGCTACCCTACCGGCACCTAAACTGTCATTTTCTTGAAGGAGATCAAAATGAGCACAGGATTCAAGGGCCCTATCGTCCACGGCACCCGCGCTACCAACGAAGGCTACGCCTATCGCACCGGCATGGGCATGATGTCCTCCGCCGAGTTCGACATTTGGCATGACGACTTTCACCAATACGTCTTTGCCGCCACCACCGCCAACGTCGGTATTATCAACACCCCGTGGGGCTGGCAAGGCGCGGCGATTGACACTGGCGGCACGGCTCTCGTTACCACGGCGGCGGCTGTTGGCCGCAACGGCGTCCTCGCGCTGACCGACGCTACCCTCTCTGAAGGCGTGGCGGTCTACTCGAACAAGACGTTCCAGCTGGCTACCGGCAAGCGGTTCTTCTACGAGACCCGCATCCGCACCGACGACGTGACGGACAACGTCATCCGCTTTGGTCTGTCTTCACTGACCAACCTCTCGACTACCGTGACGGTGTGGGATACGACCAACGACGACCTGCTGACGATGGGCATCGCGGACGGCGCGGCGACGACCAATCTGTACTCGGACACTGCCAACGCGGGAATCACGACCACTGCCGGTGACGCTACGGTTCTGGTTGTGAATACGTGGCACACCCTCGCGATCTACTACGACGGCGCAACTGCCTTTGCATACGTCGATGGCGCGCAAGTGGCCAAAACCACGACTACCATCCCGACCGGCATTGCTCTTGCTGCGTTCTTCGGAATGATGAACGGCAACGGCGCAGGCGGCAACAACCTCTGGGTGGATTACACGCGCATCTGCTCGGAAAGGTAAGTAGCCGTGGCCAGTTCTGGCGCGTATACGTTTGCCCCAGATGTGGGGGAAATCGTCGAAGAAAGCTTCGAGCGTTGCGGAATTGACCCCGCAACGCTCACGGGCCGGCACATGCGGTCGGCCCGCAGGAGCTTCAACTACCTCTTCACCGAATGGGCGAACGACGGCATCCACTTGTGGGCGGTCGAGCAGGTGACGCTCGCTCTCGTCGCGAGCACGGCGACGTACAACTGTGGCACTGGAACTGTTGCCATCCTTGAGATGGTCGTTCGCCGTAGTGGGGTAGATACCCCCGTGAATCCGATGGGGCGCGACGAGTACCTCGCGATACCGAACAAGACGGCTGAAGGCTTGCCGAACCGGTGCTACCTGAACCGCGACGTGGCTACGCCCACGCTGACCTTCTGGAACGTGCCCGAGAACGCAACGGACACGATCATCTATTACCGGATGCGGCAGCTGCAGGACATCCTCACCAGCACCGAGACCCCTGACGCGCCGGCGCGGTGGCAAGAAGCGATTGCTGCAGGGCTGTCAGCCAAGCTGGCGGAGAAGTACGCCCCTGATCGTGAGCAGGCGCTGAGAAGCAAGGCTGCAGCGCAGCTGAAGCTGGCCAAGCAGGAAGATAGGCAGAGAATGCCTACGGCGACACGCGTGAAGTACAGCACGAATTTAAGGAGACGGTGATGAGCATGGCAGACAAAATCCGCGCGATGGCTATGCGCGACGAGGGAATCTCGGACGAACAGATGGCTGAGCTGCAGGGCGAGAAACTGATCCGCCAGCACTTGGAAGAAACGGCTGCTCGCGATGGTGGCGCTGCGGCTATCCGTGCGGCGATGCGCCCGCGTGGGGCCAAGAAGCCTGCGGCTCGCGCGATGCCGGCACGTAGCGACGACACCACATACATCGCGGACGAGCAGCCCGCTCGGGGGTGGTCTGGCCCTCCCGGAATGGGGACTACCGGCGCGAATGCTCCCGGGGCGATTGGTGGAGCGATGATGCGCGCCGCGAACCCTCCGGGCCGACGTCCGCTGATGTCGGGGCCTGCAGCGCCCGCAGGCATCCCGCCTGAAGTACAGCAGGTGTTGCAACAGGCTATCGCGGCAAAGCAGGAAGCCCCGCCATCGGACGATATGATGATGCAAGCACTGCAAGGTGCCCCCGCTGCCGCCCCGCAGATCGCCCCCGAAGAAGCCCAAGGGCTGATGCAGATGATCATGTCGCTGTTCCGTGGCGGCGGCGCTCCTGCGCAAGCCGCTGCGCCTCGTGGTAACCCATGGAC